ATCGGCAAGCACAAGTCGGTCAAGTATCTGGATGACCTGCTGCTCCAGATGGCAACGACCATTCTGGTCAATCATGATACCGGACTGTATACCGGCAATCCGCAGGAGGCGCTCGATGCGCTGGTGAAGTACGGCGTTATCAATACCCGGGATTACTGGGCGGCTAACATGGGCAAGTTGCAGTACATTTCGGACTTGATCTGCAAGGCAGCCAATGCGCTGCCGGAAATCATTCAGTAAGGGGGGAACACCATGGATACCATTCGTATCGGCCGTATCTCGGCAATCAACTACACGGACGGCACTGCGCGGATTGTGTATACCGACCGTGACAATGCAGTTACACCGGAACTGCCGCTGCTGTCTGCCGAATACTGTATGCCGAAGGTGGACGACCTGGTGCTCGTGCTGCACCTTCCGACCGGAGCCGAGGCCGGTGTTATCCTCGGACGGTTCTGGTGTGACGGCAACCGTCCTCGAGAATCGGGTCCCGGTCTGTACCGCAAGGACTTGAGCGACGACGGCACCTGCTACATCAAGTGCAAGGACGGCAAGATCGAGCTGCACAGCCCGGGCGGCGTACAGATCAGCGGTGCACTGACCGCCGGCGGTATGTCGGCAACGGCAGACGGTCTGACGATTGCAGGCGCTCTGATTGCAGACAGCGTATCGGCCAGCAGCATCACCTCAGGCGGAAAGAGTCTTGGCGGCCACACGCATACCGACAGCGTGGGCGGCGAAACGTCCGCGCCGAATTAAGGAGGCACACATGGCAAAGAAAAAATTGAGCCTCGGCGTTATCGGTTCGGCGCTCGTCATGGCCTCCTACGGCGTTTGGAAGTCGCAGGAGGATAAGATCAAGTCACTGATACCGGCCAGGGTCGGCAGTTTTGGTGATATTATCTTTCAGGTGAATTCCAGAACGGTGCTGACCCCGAAAAAGCTGACGCATACGGCCTCAGCGAGTTACGGCAGCCACAGTATGCTGTCGGGCAAGCCGCGTTTGCAGTATATCGGTCCATCTCTGGAGGAGGTTAAGTTAGAAATTGTTCTCCGGGCAGACTTTGGAGCCAAGCCGCGCACGCAGCTTGCAGCGTTGCACAAGATGCTGCAGGACGGCACGACCGCATACCTCATTATCGGCGGCAAGCCGGTCTGTGAGCTGCCGATGGTCATTACCGATATTTCGGAAACGTGGGATACGATCCTGTCACGCGGCGAGCTGTGGCAGGCTTCGGTCAATCTCACACTCAAAGAATACAGATAGGGAGGGGAATACCATGCAGCCGAAAATTGCTTTTTCTGCTGCCGATACAGCAGAGGATGTACAGCGGTGTATTGCCGTACTGCTGAGTACACGCGCAGGCAGCGTTGCCATGGATCGTGAGTTTGGTCTCAGCTGGGACTTCGTAGACCTGCCGGTTGAGACAGCACAGGCGGCATTGACGGCCGAGATCGTCGCTAAGGTTGCTAAATACGAGCCGCGCGCGCAGGTGCAGAACGTGACCTATACCGTCGGCGACGATGGTACGCTGCTCCCCCATGTGGAGGTGACGATCAATGAGTAATATTGCGGAGCTGAAAAACGTTCCGGAGATCAGTTTTATCGACGGCATCAGCCTGGAAACGGTGACAAGTAAAATGCTGGCGGACTACGCAGCAGCCTATGCCGAGGCGGCTGGTGAGCAGCCGGAGCTTGCGCAGGGCAGTCCGGAGCGGCTGCTCATCGGTGCAATGGCCGTGCAGTATTATCAGGCATTGCAGTACATCGACCGTGCCGGCAAGATGGGACTGCTCAAATTCTCCGAGGGTGATTATCTGGACAACATCGGCGCATTGCGCGGTATTGTCCGTGAACCGGCGCAGCGTGCGTCCTGCAAGGTCAGGTTCACGCTTTCCGATGCCCGTACCGAGCCGGTCGGTATTCCGGGCGGTACGCGATTGAGTTACGCCAATCTGTTTTTCGCAACAGATGAGTACATGGAAATCCCCGCCGGTGAGATGTCCGGTGTGGTCAGTGTAACGGCACAGGAAGCTGGTATCGACGCGAACGGTATTCCGGTGGGTGAGCTGAAAGATCTCGTAGACCCTGTGGCCTACGTTGCCAGCGTGAGCAATATCGCCATGACAGCCGGCGGTGCGGAGATCGAAACCGACACCGAACTGACAGAACGCATCTATCAGGCGACAGCCGGTTATTCGGTCGCCGGTCCGAAAGATGCGTATATCTACCATGCTAAGCGTGCCCGTGCCGATGTAGATGATGTGGTCGTGTACAGCCCTGCACCGGATCAGGTGAGTGTGCTGTTTACGCTGAATGACGGCAGTCTGCCTGACGATGGTGCATTGCAGGCTATGACGGCGGCGCTCAGCGCGGACAGCGTGCGGCCGCTGACCGATCAGGTAACGGCGCTGGCCCCGGAGGAAGTACCGTACAACATTGCACTGACCTATTACATCAACACGGCGGACAGTCCGCAGGCAACGACGATCCAGACCGCAGTAATGGCAGCGGTTGAGAACTACAAGTCATGGCAGCGCAAGATCGGGCGTGACGTCACCCCGTCCAAGCTCATTCAGCTCGTGATGGAGGCAGGCGCAAAACGTGTCGCAGTTACTGCTCCGACACATACGGCCGTTACGCCGTATATGATAGCCAAGGCGAATAAGGTGACTGTAACCTACGGAGGTCTGGAAGATGATTAAGCTATACGATGCAACGCTTGCGAACGCGCTGCCCGAGGTGCTGTCTGAACAGCCG